TTTGTTAGCGTCTAGTATTTCTGTAAAGTCTTTCTTTTGATTTTCTATGAGTTGTTTTTGATCTGCGACAGCAGATTCTAATTTGATAGCGTTCTCTTTCAAAATCGCATTATCTCTTTGCAACTTCATTACATACAAGCCAGCACCTATAACAGCGCTGGCAAGTATTCCAATAAAAAATAATCTAATTGACATAAATTAGTCTTTCTTACAAATGGATACAATCCCCCATATCACAGCTGCCCAAGCTAATATGTTTACAAACGGACCGCCTAATATGATTAAACCGCCAAGACCAATCAGACTAGCGCCTGACCAACTTGACATTTCTTTTGCTCTTGCTTTTATCCAAGCCATAAGTTTACTCCTTTATTTGTTGTCTTTTTTTCTATGACCATTCCACGCAACAAAGCCACCTATTCTTAATGACCAGTATGCTAAATAATTCATAGTATAAAACCCATTGACTACTATGTTTATATCTCTAAAGATTTGATCTGCTTTCTTTTGATCTACAACTAGTAGTGCTCCTTTCGCACTCACTGGTTTACAGTGTGTGTACTTATACATATAGTCGTGTACAAGTCCACCAATAAGTAATACACCTACTGGTGAGAAAAAAGTTCTTAAAAATTTAGGTATACTTGCACCGTCAAATGTAAAACCTTTTGGTATTACATAATCAGTACCATCTAAATTATATTTCCAATCTTGCGTTAGTTCCCAATTTCTAGTTGACAATAACCACATAACGATTGCTTTCCAAAAACCTTTACCTTTTGTTTTGATTGGTAATGGTTTTATGTGAGGCATACCTGTATAATTAAATTTCTGTTTTGGTTTTTTCTTTTTGTCTAATAAGTTTATACAAAAACCTATAATGACAATTAATATTAACAAAGACCACTGCCAAAATTTCATTGCTAATGCTATTAATAGTTCCATTTTAATCCTTACTCTTTTTGTTTGTATCTATATATCTTTGATATACTTTATGAGCTTGACCCAAATCTTTTTTCTTTTGTGGATCTTTAGCTCTTTGACTAGCAACTTTTGCTCTTTGTGACATAGCGATTGCCGCTTGCATCTTATGAGCGTGTGTCTTACCAGACCCTTTGATCTTACTTACAGATTGTCTAGCCTTTGCGCCATCTGTAAAACCTAAACCGTGTATTGTACCTTTAGGGTTTTCATCAGTATATAAATCACTATGTTTATCACTACCAGCCTTTTGACCTTTTTTTCTAGGTATTCTATTTGTAGCAGCATGTAATCCAGCGCCTGGACTTGTTCTACCAGCTGATCCTTTTGGTGGAGTATCACCTAAACTAGCGATAGGCTTTAAAGCACTATGCGCATACGACAATCCAAAACCACCCACATAGTTCATGTATTCTAAAAATGTTTTAGGCATTGTATTTGTCTCTGAAGGTTTTGTAGTTTTCTTCTTCAACGATTTCTACATCTTGTTTAAGACCTAGTTTCTCATCTGATTTATCTTCTACTTTTGCTAAACTTTCGTTGACTTGTTTTAAGATAACGTTATTATTATCTTCATTAGCTTTGACCATTTTGCTAATCTTATTTGAAATTTTATCTTGTTCATCACCTTGTTCTTTTTTTCTTTTCATCATCTTAGGTGACATTCTAGCGCCAGTAGGATTCATATCTGTACCGCTAGTATTATTCGCTGGTGCGTCCTCGTCCATTTTATTGATGAGTTCGTCCATCATTTCTTTATAATGTTTTGGCATATTCGTTCTCCGATATTAATTTATTATCAACTTCGTAAACATCAACTCCGAAACAACTTGTAATTGGTTCTTCATTAATAGATAATACTTCACCTTGTTCATTTAATAAATCATCATATTGTTTTGTATCTTTTAAGTAACTGATAACAGCACTTTCAATTAAACTCTTATGTTCTTCATACCTTTTGTCTTCTCTTAATAAAGTAGCAAGAGCAACAGCAAAGGTACCTAGTCTTCCACCAAGTCCTACTTTACTTAATATTCTTTTTAGATTAAATATAAACCTATGAAGAATAGTATAAGACTTCTTTTCAGCTGTAGTTTTTAGTGTTCTAAATTTTCTCAATACATTACCATCTTTATCAATTATACCTTGTTTAAACGCCTCTTGTTTATTAAAAGGTGTTACAAGTAATTTGATAACTCTATATGTTATAACTAAATCTACTGCTCTATTCGCCATTATAATTCTCTTAATAGTTCCTGTATGTTACTATCTACTTTAATTGTATCTAGTTCGTGTGGATAAAGGTATCCAAGATAGTCTAATATAGTCTTTAAAAATGGCCAATAAGTTTTATCTACTTTATATAGTAATAAAGTTACAGCCGCTTCTACTCCAAAGACATTCTGTAATACAATAATATGATTGACTGCCAATCTTACTTTTATATTACCTACTATCTTGTATTTACGAAAGAGTCTTTTAAGATATTTAAATCTTTTAAGATCATCATAAAATTCTTGCTCACTATTCAATATTGGTTTATCATAATTATGTTGAGCGAACAATAACCAATTGTCTTTCGTAATCTCCTGGAACATTAACTACACTAATTTAGCGTAGACCTTTGAAGTTCCGTTTTTAAGAGTTTCATAAGATATTTCTAACTTTAATCCGCCCTCTTTTTTATGAGATATACCGTCATCATTTATATCAGAACCGTCTGTGTCTTTACCAAATCTTCCACCAAACTGTTTCACTTCAGCTGTTACTTTACCGTTGTCGCCTTCTAGTGTACAATCACCAACTGTTAAACCTATTCTTTCAAGTTTTTCTTTTAACTTGTCAACTGCGAATTGAGGTTTTAAATATTCACAATCTGCTACTGAACCAACAAAAGCATTTACTCTTTTTAGTACGTCAGCATCGTGTATATTATGTACACCAATGTTAGAATCTTCAACACCATTAGCTGTAGAAGTTCCCACAGAAGCAGCAGTCTTATCTGATCCACTGTATCTTTCTTTTATGTGTGTTTTAAACGTTTTCATTTTTTTCTTCCTGTTTTTCTTTTTCTGAAGATGTATCAGTTTCCTTTTCAGGAGTTGCCGCTATATCTTCTTCAAAATCTTTTAAGTCTTTTTCGTTATTAAAAGTTTTAAATGTTTTCATACTAACTCGTTGCTAAGTTCAACGCCTTCTCTTTATCGGCTGGCATTTCTTTTTTGTCAGCTGGTTTGATTAGTGTTAATAACTTATCTACTTGTTGAATAGCTCCATAGACAGCATTTAGATTACTTTTCATATTACCTAAATCTTTCTCTACTTGTACTATTCTTTCTTTTGTAGTATTAAAATCAGTTTCTAATACTTTTCTTTCTTCTAATAATGTCTTTTCATCAATCGCCATAAACTATCCAATCTATTATGCTATTACTGCACCATTAAATGCAATTATATTCCAATTACTATTTTTAAATAAACAAGTCACTGTCTCACCTGGTGCGTTCAAAGTAATAGTTGTACCACCTCTTAAATTAGAAGGTGTAATTACTACGTTGTTTGTACCACTTGTTGATACATTGATAATTGTTTTCACTTGTCCGTCTGCTCCATCAGCCATACCACATGCGTGTGTTGCTGAAGTTGCATTGATTTCTGTTATTGCCGCAAGTATATCAACTGCAGTCGTTGTAGAACCATCTGCTGTGATTGCTTGTGATGCTTGTTTTAAACCTAAGAAAGAAGGTATGTTATTAAAAACATCTGCTGCTGTAATTTTTTTATTGATTGGTGTATTTGATGGGTCATCTACAACATGAAATAAATCTACTGCTGCTAATGCGTCCCCTAAATCGGACAATGCCGTTACTTTTTTGTCTGCCATTTTGTTTCTCCTGTTAACCCTTTCGGGAATGCTACTCTAGGTATTTGCCTAGATCAAATTAATCATACTATTATATATAAGGGCGCTTGTGCGCCCCTATAAATTATTTGGTTATTACGCTACTACTGTAACTGTTCCAGCCGCTGTACCAATAGCTCCACTATTAGTGATAGTAGATACAGTTGTTGTACCTAAATCTTTAATCGTACCGCTGTTTAGTGATATTGCGTTTGCACCAATTACCATTACATCATCTGCATTCGTAGCTGCGTTGGCAGCTGGAATTACCAATGTAAATAATAATTCGTTAGTTCCTGTACCACTCGCATAAGATAATGTGTGTGGACCTCTACCTGTACCTGAACCTTGGTTACCGTTTGTAACTGCAAGTTGTGGTGTACCTGTAACTGTAACTGCTTCGTTGAATCTTGCTAGTACAGACATTGTGAAACCAGCAGATTTATCATAAGTTGTATTTACAAATTCTAATTCTGTGATATTCGCAGTACCCATATTAACATTCAATCCACCGATTGCTACTAATACTTCTGGTGTTGCGCTTGTGTTTCCGTTTCCGGATAATATTGAACCTGCTTCTCTAACCCAACCAGATGGACTTGCGTAAACTTCCTTCTTTTCGGCGTCAGTCAAGTTTTTAGGTTTAATATCGTTTCCCCATAAAGCCATGCTTCTCTCCTTTTAAATCTAGTCGCTTTAAATCTACGACTTTTGATTTGTTAATTAACGTTACTATTTATAAGATTAGAAGCCTAGTTTTTTAAGCTGTGATATTGTTTGAGAGGCTGATTTGAAAGTGATACCTATACCACCTTTAGCCGTAAATTGTGATGTATTTTTGTCGTAATCATCAATAAGAATACAAGGTTGACCTCTGTTCGTAGCAAAGTTTTGTTTCTCTCGTCTTCTTACTAGATTTACTCTACCACCTGACATACCCAAGTTCTTCTTACACCACGCTGACTTGCCTGGTATACAATTAGGGTCGTAGGTTTTTTCCATGTATGCTGATAAGATATGTGGATTGTACTTCTTAACAAAGTTGTACATCACTTTACCTTGACCCAGCCAAGGCATATTGGCCCAGAAATTAGGATAATCTAATACAGTATCCCATTTTCTACTAGTAGGTATCTTTAGCCATGCGGCCTTAGACTTACCAGTCGCCTTTACTATTTGTGCACCGAAGTCACAAAGAACACCGTCCATGTCTAGGTATATTCTAGGTAAATCTTTTTTCATTTGTACTATAATATACCATATTCTCAGCCGTTTGTCAACTAAAAAATTGGTCTATGTTCTGGGTTTGTTCTAATTTTTATAATCTACTGAAGGTTCAGTTTCTACTTTTGTCAATTTTGAACCCGAATCAGCATGAAGTTTTTTCTTTGTATCTTTCTTCTCATCACCATTATCGACATCATCAGCTTCATCTTTATGCTTAGCGCCTTTCATCATAGTGCCATCAGGCATTTTATGAGTTGCGGCTTCCCAAGCTTGCTTCCATGATTCGTTTTTAGATTTATAGTTATCAGTTTTTTTAGTTTGAAGTTCTTTAGCATCTAAATCTTCTTTTTTAGGTTTAGGTTTTGCTGGTTTCGCATCATCTTTGTCGTAAGCATCTTCTTCTTTTTTTGTTTCTTTATCTTTGATAGCCTTTTGTAAAGCTGGTGGAAGTTTTTCCTGAGCCTTTGTCAACTCATCTACTTTAGATTCGTTTTTTGCTTTGTATTTACTATCTATATTGTTGAAGAAATCTTTTTTTTCTTTTGGTGACATACCGCCGATACCTTTACCAGCTTTGTCTAGTTCTTTTTTGAACATATCTTGGTAAGCATTATCATTTAATTTTGATGCTTCATTCGCCATTAATTCTTCTATGCTACCTGGTTTGTGTTTTAAATAACTCATTTTTTTATCCTTTTACTTGTTTCGCTAAATCTTTGTCAGCGCCACCCCAGGTACCTGAGGATTTTGTGATGAAAGAGTTTACTCTAGCATAAGCCCACTGTTGTTGACTAGCGCCAGGTCTATGGCCAGTTTTCCAAGCAGCCATACCTCTATCAAAAACTTTTTTTAATATTGAATATGACATACCAGACTTGTCAGCCTTTTTTCTTAATCCTGCCATTGATTCAACATACACTCTTTTTTCTTCTTTGTTTAAAATTTTTTTAGCAATTTCATGTCCTTTAGTAATAGTCTTCTTATCTAAAGG